CGAACTGGTCGGCAAGCATCTGGTGATTGAACTCGAATTCCTGCCACTCTTTAAGTGTTCGCGTGAATTCTTCGGCGAGGATGCGCTCCCACTCGACCTTCTGCTCGGGGGAACCGTAGTCAATCGAAATGCGGGCCAAGACATCGACGGATGAGGTGAGGTCATAGTATCCGGCGAGGGCTTGCTCTTTCAGGGCGGAGGCTTCGCCGAAGTCGAGATTCGTGCGCTCGCCTTGGCCCATCTCGATCAAATCTTGCTGATTGAACGGGGCGGCACCATTGAACATCGCGTCGACCAAGGCGCGGTTTTTACTGGAGCCTTGGTCGGAATCCTTGATCGCTTTGTAGATCGAGCGGGCGCTGTTTACATTGTCCACGCGCATCTTGGGGGCGCGGCCGTTCTCTTCAAGGCCGAGAAGTTCGAGGGGTGCTAGTTCGGAATTTGTCATTTTTGCAGGGCTTCGATAAGTGAGCCGTCTTTACAACCGTGGACGACGGCGGCGTTGGTCGGCACAGGGCCGTAGACCGATTTGTCGTCGATCGGATCGCAGTAGATGCGGCCGTCTTCATCGATCTCGTAGTTCTTGGTGCGCCAGTTGTTGTGTATCAACTGTGATACCGCGGTGTTCGGGCGCATCTCATGGCGGAGATACACGTCGAAGGGTTCGACATTCGGGCCGTCGTCGGTGCGGACATAGCTCCACAAGAGCGAGCGGGTCGGAAAATCAGCCGGATAAACACAGGTGCCGATGACATGCTCGCCATCGACTTTGACAAATTCACCCGTCTTGCGGTCGAGCATCCGGGTCACTTGGATGGCTCCGAGGAAGGGCTTCTGGGCTTGGTTGTATTCGGTCTCGATCGCGTCGAGCCAATCTTCACGGATCGGGGTGTTGTCGGCCTCGAACCAATACCAAGTGTCCTTGTTTCCACTGTGCTGGAGGTGGCGAACCGTCCGCGCCCAGAGGTGGTTGGCACTCTGGGGCCAGCCGAGTTCGCACTCGGAGTCTGGCACAAAGAGGTCGGCCGAGGCGAAAAGCGGGGCCAACTGCTCTTTGAGCGCGGCGGCTTCGTCCTTCGTATTGTAGGCTCCGACCACCAGCAGCTTGTGTCGGCCGAGGTTGCCTAAAAGGGCCATGTGCCCGGCCAGCTTGGTGGCGAGCTTGAGGTCGACTTGGGAAACGGGCAGAACGAGGAGCATGGTTTACGGAGTTATTACTTTAGCACGGTGTCGAGGATTTCCCAATTATCCGGCTGACGGTGGAGCCGCGGCGAATAGCAAATCTTCTTCCTCTTCTTAATCTCGTCAAATCGCCAGAGGACAAACTGCTTCAAGTCGGGAAGCCAGGCGGCGAGGATCTGGAAGTCGCCGCGAGCATAAGCCTTCTTGGTTTTCTTGCCGCGGCTCGTCATCACTCCGTAGTTATTGCGGTGCGGATTAAAGGTCGCGGTTTTTACCTGAACACTGATGGGTCGTTTCGGGGGGCGAAGAATGACGAGGTCGGCGGCATGGGCATGACCGAGCGGCACGTAGACTTTCCAGCCACGTCCATCGGCTTCAAAAATAAACCTCACCTCGGCCGAGGTGCCTTTTTCACAGTCAGTCATGCAGCAACGGCGTGGACTAAAGGTGCCACTTTGCCGAAGATTTCAAAGGTCGAGTTGCGCCGGACGAGATGCGGAATGCGGAGGGCGTTCTGCCGGTCGACCTCGACGGCGGCATCTGTCTCGGTGAAAAAGCGGTCGGTCTTGTAGAGGTGACGGGTCGCGAGGCGGTGACTCTTGAGCGTGACACGCTCGCCCGTGCTGCGGGAGATCACTTGCCAACCGCCGGGAGGGAGCGCGTTGCGGTCGACATCCGGCGGCGGACTGAAGGGCGGGATCTCAAAGTGGGATATCCCACCGTCATAACAATAGGTGCCGTCTTTTCGCGGGTAGAGACAGTCCGGCGTCCAAAGGCATGTCTCTTGGATGAAGGGCACTCCAAGTCCAATAGCCAAGCCCATCGGGCTCGACTGGTTGCCGATGAAAAGATCAGCCCCCGCAATGAGCTTGGCTAGTTCGAGGTAGTCGTTGGTCACCGCATATTCCGCGTGGACCAAGGTCACTTTGCGGAGTTCTTCGACCTCCTGCGGCAACCCGACAAAGAGCATCTTCGTGCCGAGCTTTTCGCCTATGAGATCCCACCGGAAGTAAGGGTTGTGGTAGCGCGGACTGCGGTGACAGACGACCCGCCCCCGAGCCCGCACCGAGGGGGAAACTTTCAGCCAAGGATCGGGCACCGCGTTGGCATTGACCCAATCACTTTGAAGTTCCATGAGATTGACCCCGTAGATCAGCCCGCCATTACGGAAGGTGGAGAAATTGACGCAGTGCTCGTTGGCCGGCGCATCCCCGTGAATCACCTTGCCGACATAGTCCTGGGCTTCGAGGAGCGGACGCAACACCGCCGCCCGCTGTTCGGTCATCTTCGCCGTCCAGGGCCGGGAGTTGAGATACAGATCCCCGCGCCCGAGTTCCCTCATCGAGGGCAGCGCATAGAGGACATCCCCTAAGTCTCCGGAGTGGAAATAGTTCACGGGGTCTTCTGGATGCCGCGCATCACTGACTTGATGAAATCGGGCGATTCCTTCTCCTCAAGCATCGCAGCAATCCGAGCCGCCTCGGCCTTCTGCTCCGGAGTAACGCCCGGCACTTTATCGACCCCGATCCGCGAGATGATCGACTTCTTGAACGCAAGATCATCTTCCGCGTAAGCCTTGCTCGCCTCGTCCTTGCCGAACTCTTTTTTGCGCCACTCCTGCTGCTCTTCGGAAAGCTCGAACTGAGGCGTGTATCCGGTCTCTTCCATCAAGTGCCGGGCCGCTTCGATCTTGAGAAGACCCTGCATCTTGTTCGGGTCGGCCATGTTACGGTTGAACGGGTTGGCCACGATTACCCGCGGCTCTTTGGGGTCACTTCCATTGAGTCCTGCCCCCCACGCCAAACCAGCGGTATTTGTATTCTTGCGGAACCACTCGGTCAGCCCGAGTTCGTCGGCTGTCTTGACCGGATACCCGTATGAAGTTCCCAGCGGCATTATACCCAATCGTCGTTAGCTTCTTCGCGTGTTTCGGTCTCGTCCTGTTGGAACATGGTGTCTTCCTTGGACAACACCTCGGTCACCGCATCGACGGCCTGAAGCCAATCCGGCGCGGTCAGCGAAATCATCCGCAGCGGCGGTGCATTCTTTCGCAACTCCTCAACTGTGACGCGATACGACATTGTGCGGTTATTATACCGCTAGATCAGTTCACAACCAAACGCGGCGTTGCTGCGTCGGCGTGATGGCATACTCTGCCGCTGGATCTGGCCGGTCGTCAGTCACGCGCAGATTAAGGTGCCAGCCGTCGAGCAGTGTGCTGACCGGATTCTCGGGATCGGTCATGTCGGTGTCTGCCAGCACACCCACCGGATCAAGCGCATAGCCTTCTCCGCTAGTCTTCCAGCCGGTTTCGCTGTCGTAGTAATCGGCCAGCGCGGTTTGCGCGGTGGCTTCGTCGGGGAATTTGTAGAGAAAGTCCTTCATGTGTTACGTCGTGAGTTGTTGCAGCAGCGTGTTGCTCAAGCGGCGGGGCCAGTAGGCGATCTTGCGGATGTGGCTATTGAATACGTTTGACCCATCTGCCGTTGAGCCAATGCGAAGCGATGTAAGATTCGACGCTGGCGTGTATGGGGTTGTCTCAGCGCCTATAGATCCGTTGGCACCACCAACGGCGTTATTGGTCATAAAGGCAAATGCCTGCCTGTAGACAGCGCCCCTTGTTAAAGTCGGTCCATAAACGGAGTTAAAAGATGTTCCAAAGTTTGTGCCAGCGCGTGCGACTGATCCCGAAAACAACAACACATTTGCCCCACTCAAAGAAACCAAGTTTGGGAAGCCGGATGGGGCGAGCGCAGCGACAGCCTCCGCAAACAAAGTCCCCTCCGCTTGATTATAAAACGAAGAGATCGGCGTGACGACCGCACTGTCCGCGGCGCGGGTGGCGGCGGCGGTGGTCGTCGGGATGTAGCTGGTGGCGAAGGCGCCTTGCTCAAGCTGGACACCCCACGCAAGAAATGAACCCGACCCACTTACTGCCGTTACAAACGCAGTAAAATTGTTGTAGGAATTCGCAAACGTCCCTGTTGCCGAAAGGCGATACCATCCATTGCCTACGTTTTGCGCGGATACTGATACACCAGAAACGTCCGCTCCAGTGGTAGATGAGGTGTTTGCGTTCGTCCCAAGATTCAATCGAGATTCTGCGAATTGAGAGCTGTCAGCGCGGCCCACACGAACACCCACAACTCCAGTTCCAGACACTGGTTTTATAAATGCTGTTGCCGTATATGTTGCGCCAGCAACGCTTGTAATTGTTGTGGAACCAAACTTGTAAGAATCAGCAACAGTTGACCAAGCGAAGAGAGAAGCTGTTGTCGTGCCGTCTGGTGATACGGAGTGGTCGTCCGTCACGCTTGTCCATCCACCGCCGCTAAAACCAGAAAACGTCTTGGAGTTTGTCAGCAGATTCGTCCGCGCCTCCTCGATGAGAAGCCCCAAGCTGCTGCCGCCAGAATGGTCGAAGCGTGGCGTGTCGTTGCTGGCCGTTTGCAGGGTGCCGTTGGCGTCGAAGCGGGTGGCGTTGCTGGCTCTTGTGAATGTGATCGCGGGTCCGACACCATGATCCAGCGTCTTCAAGCCCGCGAAGTCCCTCGAAAATGAGGGACTCGTCGGGGAAACAGTTTTACGGAAAGGTAGTGGCACCGTCTTAAACGGGGGCCTCTAGCTGCAAGGAAAGGCGGACCCGGATGTCGCTGGCTGAAGAAAATGTCGGTGTGCCACCCGTTGTGGCCGCGACAAAAAGAGTGTTGGACGCAAGCTCAAACGGAATCACCAGACCACTGGACTCGCCGAACTTACAACCACCCAGGTCGGTGCCAGTCGTCACGGTCGCCGTGCCGATGATCTCGAAAGCACCGTCGTCGGTAATCGAGGGGGCCGCATTGATCGTGCCGAAGTTGGCGTTACTGCGAAGGAAGTAGAGCGTAATCGTCTGGCTGGCCTCGTCGTCGCGGTCGACAATACTCGCCGAGAGAATCGTGCCGCGGGTCGCCGCTGCCGTATCAGCCACGGTGACAGAGGTCGTGTTGAAAAGCACATCGCCGGCCGCATAAGCGGAGGTGTCAACCACCGGAGTAAATCGAACGATCTTAGTCCGGAAGTTCGTGATAAGTATTCCGCCGGCCGTGGAACTGATGCCGGAGTTCAGAAGACTGTTGATCTTCTGAAGAGAACGATCGGACGAGTCCATCGGCTTGGGTTCGTTGTTTTCGGGAAAGTAAGAGGGCATAGGTTATGGTATTACGGGGTTAAGATAACGCATTATGCGCTAGTCAACAAATAGCCCGACCGCCGCGGGGCATACTTCGAAGTCATCGTCGACTTCCAACTGCTCATCCCGCGGCGACTCCCCCCAGTCTCTTGCGGAGGACGTAGCCCGAACCGTTCACGGACAACATCGAGCATGACGAACGCGGCGTCGGCTACGTCGGGCGATCGGCCGATCCTGGCTTTCATGTCGGTCTTCGACTCAACCACGACCTTCATCGATCCGGATTTGCGCGTGTCGTAGTTCCGGCTGGTCATCTCCCGAGCCAGATCCGGACCAATCCCTCGAAGCTGACCATTCTGCAAAAACTCCTTCGCGCCGAACCAAAGCTCGGTCACGCGGTTGACGTATTTATCCTGGGCAGCGGTCGCATCGTAAGCCGAGAGCGAGCGCCCAGAGGGAGCCCCGCCGAAGTGGACGCGGAGAAACTCGTTCGACCCGCAGACCGTAGCCATCGCATCGCAGAACGGGACACCGCCGCCCGTCACGTCGACCCCGATGTTTCGCCACGGCACCCCAGCTTTGACCACGATGTCTTTGATCTTCTTAGCGATCTGGAAGGTGCGCGGCTCGGGGTTGCTCGCCTCCTCGTCGAGGTAGTGAAACTCGTCGAACGAAACCTGATCAACCCCATCTTTATTCTGGCCAAACGAGCCCAAATAAATGACACACCTGTCCCCGCCGCTCACAAAGGAGGGGTCGATGCCGACAATACGTTCGACGCGGCCCCTCCACACGGGCTTCTGGTCGGCTTGGAAGCGAATGATTTCGGCCTCGCTGTAGATCGCTTTGCTGACCGCCTGGGGTGGCCAGAACCCCCGATAGTCACGCCAGAAGATCGGGTTGTCCTCACCGAGTCGTTCACGGGCCTCGTCGATCTTTTCCCATTTCTGGATCGGCCATTTGTTCTCGCCGGCCAAGTAGTTCGGATTCTTGAGGGCATCGAGGTGCAGACACACCCCACCCAGCTTGGTTTCCCACTTCTCATCATTGACCGTGATGCTCCCCCACCCATTCGTCGGCTCGACGAATCGCCCGAAAGGGTCGTAGTAGGAGACAGGGTTCGCCGCCGCGCAGATGTGGAGAAAGGGGTTGTTCGAAAGGTTCGACATCGCCGTGTCGAGGAAGGCATGACCCAACTCGGACAACTCGTCAGCCGCGACGATGACCCGCGGAGCCTTCATGCCTCGCATCTTACCCGTCACCTCGCTGGTCTTCTTCGCCTCGGCCGGAATCAAGTAAACCCCCGCTTGCTCCATCCGCTCGCCGTTCCGGATCGTGTAGATGGCCGGAGTCGGAGTGTCTGCCAGCTTGCCCGGCGCGACATGCTTGATGCACGGCCAATACCTCTGGATCGCACCCCAGACCCGTTTCTTCGCGTCCCGAATGCTCGTGGACGTGACCAATGAGAGCGTGTGGAATGGCGCGGCCAGCCAATTCAGCAAAGCCCAGATCGCCATGAATTCCGACTTGCCGGACGAGCCGCAGCCTGCGAAACCGACAAACTTGCTATGACAGCACTCGTAAAGCATGTCCTCGGCCCAGGGGTGCCAGATAAAGTTCTCCGTCTTCTTGTGGAAGAACATCTGGGCCGCGTTTTTGAAGTGGGCTTCCTTGGCAAGCATCTCTCCCACCCGCTCTTTTTGACGGAAGCAGTAAAGCTCGACCGCCCAATCCGCGGTGTCCTTTTGCCACCAAAACCCGTAACGCGGAAAGTATCCCGCGGGCTGCGGTTCGTCGGGCTTAATGAGACTACAAACACTCATCGCCACTCAAAATGGGCTGAAAAGCCCGCCCCAATCTGCTCCAAAATAAACCCCGGCCACTATCCCTCTGTAAAAGAACCTTTTACGGAAGTGGCACTCTGCTTCGAATCCTGTCGCCCCGACTTTTTTCATTTGTCGTAAGTCACTCGATTTACTCTGTTAGACAAAAAGTTACGTAATCCGGACATCATATAATGTTATGTGGTTATGTATGATTTTGAACGATTGGAGCAGATTTTTGTCCCAAAATAGACATGAAGAACCACGAAATCCCTGAGCTTATTGAGACAAAAAACGGCCCAGCCAAAGTGCGTTTTGGCGGAGCGGAGGTGGAGATCCGAACGGAACAAAACGGACGATACCTTCGACACGTATTGCATTGGCACGTCGGCACGCAAAAATTTCGCCGCAATATCTCCGATCGAAACGAAGCGATCGAAGAAGCAAAGCGCATTGTGCACGACCTCGCCCGCGCCGAGGGAACCAGAACATCCGTTCATTCAGGGGATATTGTATTCCTTAATGAGTGTTTGCGCAAAGTGGGCGGCAAAAGCCACATGCTCTCGGCGATCGAACTTTACCTACGCACGCACGCAATCGGCGGGCCGCGCAAGACGATCGGAGATTTGTGCGACGAGTTGGAGAAGGAAACGGAGCTACGGAAACTCAACGAAGAGGTCTCCCACGAGCACCTCAAAAACATCAAATACGAAAACGGTGTGCTCAAGAAATGGTTTGGGTCGATGACGCTCCAGCAGATAACCGGCGAACTGCTGAAGACAAAACTCCTCGAGAGCGACTACAGCCCAGTGACAAAAAGAAACCTCATCGACGCGATCAAAGCCCGGGAGTTTTTTGCCAAAAGAAAGCGGTATGTGCCGCGGAACTTTGACTCGCCTTTCGAGGATGTGCCGCTGCCGAAAATCCGGCCCAAGAAGCATCCGGTCTTCACTCCCGAGGAGCTTACCCGGCTGTTCATCGTGCTTCGACCAAGCCAGTTGCTCTATGTGGCCACCGTTTGTTTTGGGGGTGGACGCTGCGCCGAAGGATGGAAACTGAAGTATTCCGACTTTCTCGACGAAGAGAACATTGTCTGTATCGATGCCGACGTGGCCAAAAATCCCTCACGGCGGACCATCGACCAAACCCCAAACCTCCAGGCATGGAAGGCGATAGCCCCCAAAAAAGGTCCGGACGCCCCGCTAATCTCAAAGCACGAGGCGAAAAAAGTTTACTCAGACAAAGCGCGGCTGCGGGAAGTCGGGGTTGTTTGGAAGAAAAATGCCCTCCGACACTCCTTCATCAGCTACCACTTGGCCCGTCACAGGGATATCTGGCTCACAAGGGAACTGGCGGGAAATTCTCCGGGTATCATCCAATCCAACTACAAAGCCCTCGTAACCCCCTCGGCGGCAGAGGCATGGTTTAATATCACACCGATATCAGTGCGGGCTTATGCGGAAGAAAAAGGCTTGTCTCATTTAATAAAATGGTGAACAACCACACACGCCCGATGTCTAAAGTTATCGAAGAAAGGAAAACCCAAAAACCCATGAGCACCACAAAACACGGTCGTCTGAAACCAGGCACCGAGCGTGTTAGCTACGTAGAAAGTAAAGGAACCTCCGCTGCCCTGCGCCTTTTGGCCGCAGCCAAGCAGACCAACGTGAGTTCCCTGATTCGTGAAGCTACCGCTCAATACTTGGCCAAAGAAGACCCAGATAAAACGCTGTCTCGCGTTGCCGAGGAGTTGGCCGTCTACAAAGCCGACACCAAGGAAGAACGCGCTGCCGACAGCCTCGATCCACAAATGCAAAAAACCATTGCTGCCCTGCTCCGGAAACACCGGAACGGGTGACGCGGTGCCGCGGGGTTCAACCCCCGCGGCTTCTTTTTCACTACGCCGTAATAACCATAACAACACCCGAAGTAATAGAAAAGCCCATAAATGATGACACTAAACCTCACCAGTAACCAAAAATCCGAACTCGACGAAGCGGCTCACTACTGCTCCTTAACGCCAGAAAAACTTGCCTCCCTATTTGTCGAAGACGGATTGCGGCTGTATCGTGACAGCCGTGACGAATTCAGAAACACCCTCCCTGACGGAGAAGATCAATAACCTTCGCAACCCGAAGTTGATCCGCTCATTCGCCAGCGACCCCGAACTCGAAGACCGCCTCAAAAAGGAGTCAGAGAGTTCGGGGCGCTCAATGAGCGCGGTCATTCGCACTGCGTTGCGTAAATTCTTCGGGTTGTAGTAATAACACCATAATGACTAGCATGACGATCGAGTGCGCCTCGTTTCGGGCGATCCCGATTTCCGAGGGTCGGGTCCGACTGGAAATCACCGAGCCGGCGGCTCCACGCAAAGAAGTCTACGGCGCGGGAGAAGCGGTTGCCCGGTTAAGCGAACTCTTCGGGAAACCGATGGGCCGGAACTGCCTCACCTACTGGCGCAAACAGGGACTCCCCTGCATCCGCCTGGGCGAAAAGAAAATCGTCTACTCGGACGATGAACTCGTGAAGTGGGCGCAGGGCCGGATGACTTCTTGCATCCCGTGATGACTCTACTCCGCTTGGTGCGCTATCTACGCAAGACCCTGAGAAACGCCGAGGGGCGGCTACTCGCGTTCTACGAATGAACTCCAGGCAAAAAGGCAAACGAGTCGAGCGGCTCTGGCGCGATCAGCTTCGCGAGGCAGGATTCCTCAAGTCGTTCCGCGGTCAGCAATACTGCGGTGCGGCCGGCAATGCCGATGTCGTCTGTCCTGAATTGCCGTCGCTGCACTTCGAAGTGAAGGGAGTGCAGAACTTGAACGTGCTCGCCGCGATGAAGCAGGCGATCAATGACGCTGGCACTAAGACACCTGTCGTTGCGCACAAGAAAAACGGCGAGCCGT